ATTTGGTTCATTCAGGTTGCGGGCAGAGAAACGCGCCTGATCGACGTTCTCAAAGGCGAAGGCGTTGGCCTCGATTGGTACGCCAAGAAGCTCCAGGAGCGCGATTACGTCTGGGGCAATCACTACCTGCCCCACGATGTTGAAGTCCGCGAGCTAGGCACCGGAAAGAGCCGCAAGGAAGTTCTCGAAGGCTTGGGCATCAAGACCACGGTTTGCCCGAACATCCCGATAGCGGACGGCATCCAAGCGGTTCGGATGCTTCTGCCGACATGCTGGTTCGACAAGGACAAGTGCAAGACGGGCATCGAAGCCTTGCGGATGTACCGCCGCGAATATGACGAGAAGCGGCAGGAGTTCCGGACTCACCCGCTTCACGACTGGACCAGCCATTACGCAGACGCGCTCCGCTACTTCGCGGTCGGTCGCGCCGATCGCTCGCCAGCCAAGCCGATAAAATACAACACCAACTGGGTCGTATGAGGGGGTAGCGAATGGCTTCACGACCACCGATGCCCCATGACGAGGCGCAGAACGAACTCGCATCGGGGCCGATGGCTGACGAGGAGCTTGCCGCCTACCTTAGCGAGCATGAGCACCGCGCAATCGGCTATTACGAAAGCGAGATCGCGTCGGAGCAGGCGGACGCGCTGGATCGCTACTATCGCCGCCCTTACGGCGACGAGCGTCCCGGCCGCAGCCAGGTCGTGGACGCGACCGTTGCCATCACCGTTGACAATGCCCTTGCCGCGATCCTGAAGCCGTTCGTCTCCTCGGAAGAAACCGTGGTGTTCGAGCCGCGCGGCCCGGAAGACACGGACGTTGCCGAGCAGGCGACGGAATACGTGAATTACGTCCTGCACAACGACAATTGCGGTTTCCAGATATTCCACGACTGGTTCAAGGACGCGCTTCTGCAGAAGGTCGGCGTCGTCAAGGCGTATTGGGAGGATTATTCCCGCAAGACCGTCGAGCGGCTTGAGAATATCGACGCCCAGCAGTTGCAGATGATTGAGAACGAGGATTGCCGCATCATCGGCGGTCCCTATGGCCCCGACGAAGAAACCGGGATGCTGTTCACGGTCGATGTCGAGCGCATCCAGCGCGACGGCAAGCTGTGCATCGAGAATGTGCCGCCGGAAGAATACCGGATCAGCCCCTACGCGAGGCCGGGGCGAATCCCGCCTTACGAGGCCCACATCACGCGCAAATCCAAGTCCGAACTGATCGAGATGGGCTTTCCCCGCGACGTGGTCATGGCGCTGTCCAAGTCGGCCAATACCGCGATTACGGATTCCCGCGCGATTGCCCGATATGCAGACGAAGAGTTTTCCACCACCCGCGAGGACACGGTCGGCACCGAAGCGAACAGCCTTGTCGATTTCAACGACGAATTTGTCCTGATCGACTATGACGGCGACGGGATCACCGAACTTCGCCGGGTGATGCGCTCGCACAACGTCATTCTCTACAACGAGCAGGTCGATTATTCGCTGTTCGCCCGTCTTTGCCCCGCGCCGATGCCGCACAAGGTTTACGGCCTGTCGCTGGCCGATCAAATCCTCGACGAGCAGAAGATCGCCACGGCATTGTGGCGGCAGACGCTCGATAACCTTTACCTTGCCAACAACCCGCGTCCGGTGGTCCAGCAAGCGGCAGAGCGCGACGATGGCTCGACGATTGCCGATCTTCTCCAGGAAGCGCCCGGCGCGATCATCCGCACCAAGGCCGCGCCACTTGAGGATTTCTCGGTTTCGTTCGTTGCCGACAAGTCGTTTCCGATGCTGTCCTATGTCGAGCAGCAGGCGGAGTCCCGCACCGGCATTTCCAAGCACGGGCAGGGCATCGACCCCGACACGCTGCAAAAGGCCAATCAGATCACGGCCACGCAATCCGCGATCACGGAAGAGGGCCGCAATTCACGCGGCGAGATGATCGCCCGCATCTTTGCCGAGACGGGCGTGCGCGACCTGTTCCGGCTGATGCTGAAGATTCTCGTCAACCACCAGCCGCGTTCGAGGATCATTCGGCTCAGGAGCAAGTGGGTCGAAATGGACCCGCGCTCGTGGAACTCGGACATGGACGTGTCGATCTCCGTGGGCTTGGGGATCGGTTCCAAGGCCCAGCAGATGGTGACGGCGCAAACTGTGCTTTCTGTGATGGAAGCGTTGGCAGCCAGCCCGTTCGCATCGCTGATCGGGCCCGACAAGGCTTACAACGCCGTCAAGCGGCTGTTCAACGCAGCGGGCATCAAGAATGTCGATGACTATCTGAACGAGCCGCAGGTCGATCCGCAGACTGGTCAAGTCCAGCAACCACAGCCCCCGCCAGACCCAAAGATGGTCCAGGCCCAAGCGCAGCTCCAGCTCGAAACCTTCAAGGCGCAGATGCAGGGGCAGATGCAGACGCAAAAGCAGCAATTCGATTCGCAGGTGATGTTCGCCCGCCAGCAGCTGGACGAGCAAAAGGCGCAGCACGCCGCGCAACTGGATTCCGTGAAGGCGACGATGCAGGCGCATCTCGACACGATGCGCTTTCAGCACGAAGCGCAGCTTGCCCAGCAAAAGCACGAGCTGGCTGTAGCGAACGCGGAGCGCGATCACGCCCGCAAGGACAAAGCGGCAAAGGATGGTGGCAAATGAAGAAGAGCAAAGTCCCCGGCAAGAAGGCCGGTCCCAACGGCTCATTTCCGATTGGCAATAAGAAGCACGCCCGCCTCGCTATTGGCGGCGCAACGCGATCCTACAATGCTGGCAACATCTCGAAATCGACCGAGAACAGCATCAAGGCGAAGGCTCGCGCCAAGCTCGGGAAGAAGGGCAAATGACCATCGACGAAAGCAGGCTCCGCGAGTCTGCTGCGCTCGGTGCGAAATACAAGGAACACCTGTCCGACTTCCACGAGGCGATTGACGCGGTTGAGGCTCAATATGCCTCCGCGTGGGCCGATACGTTCGATTCCGCCCAGCGTGACAATCTGTGGATCGCGGTTCGGGTGTGCCGGAAGATGAAAGAGCATTTCGGCTCATTGGTGAGCGACGGAACGCTCGCAAGCCACCAACTCAGCGAGCTTAAACGACTTAAATAACAGCGAAAAGGTGAACAATGACGGAAACAGCCCAGGGCGAAGGCCCAGCTGAAAGTGAAGTCGCGTCTGACGAAATCTCCATCGAAGACGCCGCCAAGCTATTCAAAGACGATAAGGTCCGTGACGAACGCGGACGTTTCGCCTCCAATCAAGAGATCGAAGCCGAAGCCGAACCTGAAGAGGGCGAAGCCGAAGCCGAGAGCCACGATGAACCGGAAGAGACGGACGAGGCAGCCGAAGAGGCCCAGCCGGAAGCCGTTGATCTCCCGCCATCATGGCCCGCCGAACTGGCCGAGGAGTGGTCAAGCCTCCCAGCCCCGTTGCAGGACAAGATCGTCCAGCGCGAGGCAGAGCGCGAAGCCGCAGTCAACGCCAAGTTCCAGGAAGCCGCCAACGTGAGAAAGGCCAATGAGGCCGTGATCGCGGAGGCACAACAGTCCCGTCTGCGGTTCGTCGAAGCGGCGGATCATGTAATTTCGATGATCCAGCCGCAACGACCGCCGCTGTCGATGCTGACGCCGGGTTCTGCCGACTACAACCCGGACCACTACCATTTGTTGAACGCGCAGGCCGATCAGTCCGAGCGCCTTCTGTCCCAAGTCCAGCAACAGCGCCAACACGCGCTCGTCCAGCTTACGAAGGAAGAAGAGGCGCGGGCTATCGAGCAAATGATGCCGGGCGAAGAGAAATTCCGTCCGCAGCTCATCAGGGCTGTTCCGGAACTCGGAAACCCGCAGACGTTTCAGGCCGCAATCACGCCGATTGTGAGTTGGGCGATTGAAAACGGCATTCCCGCCGAGACTTTCAACGATCCCAATCAGGCGAAGTGGGTGACAAGCCCGCAAATCCTGATGGCGTGGAAGGCCATGCAGTTCGACAAAATGAGCGCCGCGAAGGCCAAGGTCAGCCCCAGGGCTGCCAAGCCCACGGCTCCGGTAGTGCGTCCAGGAGTAGCCACGAGCAAGAGCGCGGTGGACGCAACGAAGCGCAAGAACGCGATGGACAGACTGAATCGCAGCGGAAGCATCGCTGATGCCGCCGCAGTTTTCAGAACCCTTTCAGGATAATCAGAAATGGCAAAAGTAACCGGTGCCGTCGCCACGTATGACGTGACGACCAACCGCGAAGACCTTGTTGACACGGTCTATCGCATTTCGCCTGCGGACACGCCGTTTGTTTCGGCTGTTCCGCGCACAAAAGCGACCAGCGTTCTCCACGAGTGGTCACTCGACACTCTGGACAGCGTGAATACGTCCAACGCCGCGCTCGAAGGCGACACTCTGTCGCGTTCGAGTTCGACCGCTCCTGCCCGCAAGAACAACTACTGCCAGATCAGTCAGCGTGACGCGACTGTGACCGGCACCGAGCGGGCGGTTAACCCGGCGGGCATCAAGGACATGATGGCCTTCCAGATCGCCAAGAAGTCGCTCGTTCTCCGCAAGGACATCGAGGCGATTGTTCTCGGCAATCAGGGCCAGAATGCGGGCAACACCACGACTGCGCGCACCCTGCGTTCGATGAACGCATGGTTTGCCAGCAACGCGCTGCGTAACGGCGCCGGTGCGGACTCGACTGCGGCAACCGCCGCAGCCACCGATGGCACGGCAGGCGACCTTCGCACCTTCACGGAAACCCTCCTGAAGACCGCGATTGCCAACTGCTATACCAACGGCGGCGAGCCGGACCTGATCCTCGTCGGCCCGACCAACAAGCAGCTGTTCTCGGCCTTCACCGGTCGCTCGAACACCCGTGTCGCAATCAACGAGAACACGGTTCAGGCTGCGGCGACGATGTATGCCTCGGACTTTGGCGACCTCAAGGTCGTTCCGAGCCGCACACAGCGTTCGCGCGACGTGTTCGTAATCGACACGTCGAAGGTCGCGGTTTCGTATCTGCGCGCTTTCGAGCCGCAGGACTTGGGCCGCGTTGGTGACGCCGACACGCGCAATCTCATCGTGGAATACACGCTTGAGAACCGCGCGCCGCTGGCGCACTCAGCCGTGTTCGATACCAACGGCTAACTGACCTGGGGCGGGGACCAAACATCCTCGCCCCTTCTTTTTTGGAGGCTTAGATGGCCGTTCCCGTCATTAGCGCAACCGCGTCGGCTTCGGTCACGCGGCCCGCTGACACTGTTGCGTATGCGAGCGGGGATTTGCTCGCAAATTCCACAACTGCCGGTTCGGTTGTCCCTCTGTCGATCCCCATAGGACGGGGTAACGGGCTTTCGGTCCGCGTCCGCCGCGTGCGGATCGCCAAGACCGGAACCTCGATCACCAGCGCATCCTTTCGCGTTCACCTGTTCACCGCATCGCCCACGGTCGCCAATGGCGACAATGGCGTCTTTTCGACCAATAACGCGGCAACCTACCTTGGCTCGGTCGATGTCACCGTGGGCCAAGCGTTCACCGATGGCGCGTCCGGAGCGGCGACGACTGAGATCAACTTTGCCCCGGCGTCCAACGGTCATACGGTTTACGGCCTGATCGAAGTGCGGGCGGCCTATACGCCGTCCAGCGCCGAAGTGTTCACCGTCACGCTAGAGGCGGATCAGAACTAGTGGCGAACAAGGCGCTCCTTGACTTCGACCCTCTTACGGGCCGCAAAATCACGTATGTCGAGGAGGACGGCAAATCCTACATCGAGACGAAGCAGGACTGTTCCTCGATCATCGATGCGGCAAAGCAGCTTTCCGAGCTTCCGCATAACGACAAGAGCCTAAAGCCGGTCGCGCTGATCCCGGAAGAGGTTCTGAACCAGGCGATCCTTGAGGGCTGGTTCCACGACAAGGCCAAGTGGCGGGCGTGGGCGAATAATCCCGACAACAAGCTGTTCCGGATCACGCAGGGGCGCTTGTGAAGCTCAAGATCGCGCTCTGCATTCCCTGTCATCGCCAGACCGAGGCCAAGTTCACGCAATGCCTCGTCTCGATGGTCACCACCACGCTGGCGGCCAAGATCGAGATGGGCAACGAGCCTGTCGAGATCGAGTTCGAGACGTTTATCGTTTCCTGTTCGCTGCTTCCGGAAAGCCGCAACCGGTTGGTTGTCGAGGCCCTCCACTGGCAAGCCGATTACATGCTATGGATGGACGCCGACCACACGTTCCCGTGTGACGCGCTTCTCAGGCTGCTCAGCCGCTCCAAGATGGTCGTCGGCTGCAATTATGCGCGCAGGTTCAGCCCAACGTCCCCGACCGCCTCTCACTACGACGACAAGGGCAATGTCGAACTGGTGTGGACGACGCCGGAAAATGCCGAAGCCGAAGAGATCGAGGAAGTCCATCATCTGGGGCTTGGGTTCTGCCTCGTCGATATGCGCGTTTACGTCATGCTTGACGACAAGGCGAAGGCGGACGGTAAAGATCATTTCTGGCCGCTGTTCACCATCCCCGCCAAACCGGACGGCATCGGCTGCATTGGCGAGGACGTAAGCTACTTCAAGCTCCTGCGCGAGGCGGGGGTCAAAATCTACGTCGATCACGCGCTCTCATGGGATGTCGGGCATTTGTCCGACTGCATCCTCACGAACGCCCACGCGCACGTCCAGAAGGACAAGTGGCTGGAATTCTCGAAGACGCAATACGACAAGTTCAAGGGGGCGTAGATGTCGATTTCGGTAAATGTCGTTCCCGCCGCCGCAATTTCGAGCGTGGATGATCTGAAACAGTGGTGTGCCGAAGAGGTTGACCGCGACCTCACGGAAGCGACGGCCTCCGGAACCCTGAGCGATAATTTCGATAAGTGGATTGCGATGGCCGAGGCGCGGTTCAACCGCGAGCTGCGCTGCCCCGACATGGAATCGACCGTCACATTCCAGGTAACCGACCCGGACAGCGCATTGCCCGACGATTATCTTGCGATGCGCGCAATTTATGAGGACGGCTCCCCGGACAGCCCGCTGCGCGCGTTGCCGCCTCCATCCGTGCGGCAGGAGTATGACGGGACGCCCGGTCAGCCAGAGGCGTACATTCTTGTTTCTGGGGGCCTGCGGCTCGTTCCGCCGCCGGACACGACCTACACCCTGACGATGGATTATTACGCCAAGATCGAAAACCTGTCGTCAATCGTTCCCTATAACTGGCTCTTGCTGAAGCACCCGGACGCCTACGTTACGGGGGTCCTGTTCCACTTTTTCCGGTGGGCGAAGGACAGGGAATCGGCAATCGACGCCAACACGCTCTGCACCTCGATTATTGCCGACATCAATCAGATGGCCCGCGCCGACCGGTACGGCGCGGGGCCATTGGCACGGGCGACCATCCGGCAGACGGGATCGGGGCGCTGCTAGGTGCCCTCGACCATATACCCGCTCGAAGAGTGGCTGCCCGACAATCCCGGAGGTCTTCAAGTCGCCCAGAACGTGCGGGCGATTGCCAAGGGCTATGGCCCGATTGGTGCTCCGCAAGCGGTGACTGCGGCGGTTCCGGGTGCGGCCTTCAACGGCGGCGCGGCCTTCATCGCGTCGGACGGAGGCGCGAGCCTGTTTGTCTCGCGGACGGACGGGGCCTTTTACAAGTATAACGGCACCGCGTGGACGTTCGTGTTCACCACCTCGCCGACGACGCAGATGCGGTTTGCCCAGTTTGGCGACAACATCCTCATCGCTCCGGGCAACACGATTGCGAGCTATGGCCTCATTAGCGGAGTGTCATCGAACCCGACGAGCGCTCCGCAAGCCATTGACATCGCCCAGACGCGCGATTTCGTTATGGCGATCACGACCGACAATGCGCTTCAATGGTGCCAGTTCAACAATTCGGCGGACTGGACGACTGGAACAAACCAAGCCGACAAGCAGCCGAGTTTGTGGGGAACGCTGAAGCGGATCGTCGGCGGCGAATATGTGATTGCGCTGACCGACAAGGGAGTGGTTCGCGGAACCTATGTCGGGGTCGCGGGCGGCTTGGACATTATCTGGCAATTTGACCAGATTTCCGCCGAAGTCGGCTGCATGGCGTCCGGTTCGGTGTGCAACGTGGGAAGGATCGTGTTCTTCCTGTCCGAGCGCGGGTTCCAGATGTGCGACGGCAACGAAGTGATTCCGATTGCCGATGAGAAGATCAACCGCTGGTTCTTTTCCACTTATTCGCGTGACGACATCGCCAACATCTGGGCGGCGGTGGACCCTCGCTATTCTGAAGCGCTGTGGGCGATGCCGGGAAGCCCCGGACGGATTCTGGCCTACAACTGGGTGCTAAAGCGCTGGACGGTTCGCCAGATGAACGTCACGGGGATGATGTCCGGTTATACCTCCGGCGTTTCGCTCGACGCTCTCGACGCGATTTACGGCAACCTCGATGCAATGACGATCAGCCTCGACGATCCCTCGTTGCAGGGGGGCAACCCGATGCTGATGGTGGTTGACAATTCCAACGTGCTGAACGCCCTGACCGGAAGCAATCTCGAAGCGACCCTGATGCTGGAGAATATCGAGCCGAGTCCGGGGCGCCGGTCGAGGATTCGCAGTGTCCGGCTCGTTACCGACGCCACGGATGGATCGATAACAATTGACGCACGGATGAACGCCGGAGACGCGCAGGGGATTGTGTCCGCCGCCACCCTGCGCAGCAACGGCAAGTTCCCCATTCGTTCCAATGGTCGATACAACAACATCACGGCGGTCATCCCTGCTGGAGCGGCGTGGACCTACGTTCAGGGCTGCGAGCTTGAGTTCGAGCCGGGGGACGGCCGCTAGATGCTGACCACGGGCCGCGTTTCGCACCTTTCCGACCCGCGCCAGATTGCCCAGTCGCTCAACATCGCGCGTCAGAAGACTGATCCGCTGGACTTGAGCGCCGACCAGCTGACGATGACGGTTGACCGCAACGGGGACGTGACGGGCAACTGGAATTTGAGCGGGGCCTACAAGATCGCTTCGGTGCAGGTCGTGGGGCCGAGAATAACAGGTTGGACTGCGGACACGGGAA